CTATACTTACAAGTGGTCGAGGTGTTACAGATGAAGCTGAAACAGGTCGTACCTTATTAGGTGGTTCGTAATGGAAAAATTTAATTATTTTAAAAAAAGACTAAACTCTATGTCTAGCACTAGAGGTACATGGGAAGATCATTGGCAAGAAATACTTGATTATGTAATGCCAAGAAAAGCTGATGTTACTTTTACTAGAACAAAAGGTGACCAAAGAACAGAATTATTATTTGATTCTACTGCTATGACATCTACTACTTTATTAGCTGCAACTATGCAAGGTACTTTAACATCACCATCATTACAATGGTTTCATATTAAAATAAGAGAAGATGAAGTAAATTTAGATAGAGATGTGCAACTTTGGTTAGAAGATTCTGCAAAACGTATGTACGATTTATTTAATCAAACTAATTTTAATTCAGAAGTACACGAACTTTATCTTGATTTAGTTGCTATGGGAACAGGTTGTTTATTTATTGAAGAAGGCAACAAAGGATTTGCTACAGAACAAATACATTTTAAAGCAATGCATATTTCAGAATATTATATACAAGAAAATATTTCAGGATATGTAGATACTCTTTATAGAAAATATAAATTGTCAGCTAGACAAGCTGTGCAAGAATTTGGCAAAGATAATCTTGGTGAAAAAGTATTACAAGCTGCAACAGATAAACCAGATAAAGAATTTAATTTTATTCATGCAGTAGAACCTACTGAAGATTACGAAAGAGCTATGGGTAAAGCTAATACTAAATTACCATTTCATTCCTGTCATGTATGTGAAGAAGATAAAATGGTTGTACGAGTTGGAGGATATAATGAGTTTCCTTATCTTGTACCTAGATGGTCTAAAGCAACAGGCGAAATATATGGTCGTTCACCATCTTATAACGCATTACCAGATATTAAAACATTAAACAAAGCAGTAGAAATAGGACTTAAAGCATGGGCAAAAGCTATTGATCCACCATTATTAGTACAAGATGATGGTGTTATAGGTAAAGTAAGAATGACACCTGGTGGCATAACTGTTATAAGAAACGATGCTGCTGTAAAACCTTTACAAATTGGTGCTAATTGGCAAATAACAGACATGAAAGAAAATCAATTAAGAACAGCAATACGTCAAGCATATTATTCTGACCAGTTACAACTACAAGAAGGTCCACAAATGACTGCTACAGAAGTACAAGTAAGATACGAACTTATGCAAAGATTACTTGGACCTACACTTGGTAGATTTCAATCAGAATTTTTAAACCCACTTATTGAAAGAGTTTTTGGAATTATGAGTAGAGCAGAAGCATTTTTACCTACACCAGATATTCTTGAAGGTGAATTAATTGATATTGATTATGTTGGACCTTTAGCTCGTTCACAACGAATGGAAGAAGCAGTTGCAGTTGAAAGACTTTATCAACTAGCTATGCAAATAGGGCAAGTTGACACATCAATAATGGATATTATAGATCATGATGAAGCAGTAAGAGCAAGAGCAGAACTTCTTGGAGTACCTAAATCTATATTAAGAGGTAGAGAAGAAGTAGATGAACTTAGAGAACAAAGAGCAATGCAACAACAAATGCAACAAGAAATGATGATGCAACAACAACAAGCTGAAATAGCAGCAAAACAAGGTTCAGCATTAAAAGATATGTCAGGTGCAGAAACACAAGATGTATTACAACAAGTTGGTCAAGCTGTAGATGAAGAAAATGCAGCAATAGACGCAGAGGTTGCAAATGAACAATAAAACTTCAGACGAAGAATTAAAACAACAAAAAATAGATTATCTTGTAACATTTAGCTCCAAAGAAGGAGAAAGAGTTTTAGCTGATTTAGAATCAGCTTATTATCATAGGAGTTCTTTTAGTAAAGATCCTTATGAAACTGCTTTTAAGGAAGGGCAAAGAGCAGTAATAGTCAGAATATTAAATCTTTTAAAGGAGGATAACACAAATGACTGACGAACAAACGACCACAGAAGTGGCAGATAACCCCGTTACAGAACAAAATTCAGAATCTGTATTAGGGTCTGGCATAAGTGATAATCAAACACAAACTGATTGGAAATCATCTTTGCCAGAAGAATTAAAAAATGAACCAACTTTGCAAAATCTAAATGATGTAGAATCATTAGCAAAGACTGTAGTTCATCAACAAAAAATGATAGGTAATAGGATACCATTACCTAAAAATGATGAGGAGAAAGCAGAACTTTACAACAAACTGGGTAGACCAGATGACCCTGCTAAATATGAGTTTGAAATACCAGAAACTCATAAACCATATTTTGCAGAACCATCTGTAAATGAGTTTAAAAATGTTGCACATCAGATTGGTTTAAACAATGATCAAGTAAAAGCATTAATTGATTATCAAATTAATGAAATGAATAATGCTACTGAAATGGAACAATCTGAATTATCAGTAAATCGTGAACAAGTAGAACAATCTTTAAAACAAGAATGGGGTTTTGATTACGACAAAAACCTTAGAGCTGCACAAAGAGCTATTGATGTTTATGGTGATGATGATTTAAAACTATTATTAAATGGACCTACAGGCAATGATCCTGCTATAGTAAAATTATTTGCTAGACTTGGTGGAGAAGTTACTGAAGAAATGGCTAAAAATACTCAAAATAATAAATTAAATGTATCGCCATTAGATGCTAAACAAGAAATAGAGCAAATAATGAATGATAGTAGTAATCCATATTTTGATGCTAGTCATAAAGATCATTTAACAATGGTTGAAAAAATGCGACAATTACATGAAAAAGCATTTGGCAATAGTTAATTTTTTATGATATAATTTGCGTACCTAGTTCGCCCTATTAGGATAACGAATCGGTAGCCGATGTGGCTATAAAACATAGGTTTCCCGTTAAGGATAAAGACCGATTTATAAAAATTTTTTAATAGGAGGACTGAATTATGTCAGTACAAATTACAACAGCTTTTGTTGAACAATATAAAAGCAACGTATTTCATTTGGCTCAACAGAAAGGTTCAAGACTTAGAGATGCCGTTAGAACAGAAACAGTTCAAGGGAAATCACATTTCTTCGAAAGAATCGGCTCTGTTGCAGCACAATTAAGAACGTCACGTCATTCTGATACTCCTCGTATGGATACACCACATTCCAGACGTAAAGTAACAATGGACGATTATGACTGGGCAGACTTAATTGACAACGAAGATAAAGTAAGGATGCTTATTTCTCCACAGTCAGAATATGCACAAGCAGGTGCATGGGCTATGGGAAGAGCAATGGATGATGCTATTATTACAGCAGCTACAGGATCATCATTAGGTGGAGTAGCTGGTGGAACATCAATCGCATTACCATCAGGAAACAAAGTAGTACATGCTAGTGGAGGTTTAACTCTTGCAAAATTACTTTCTGCTAAAGAAATTATTGATGCAAACGATGTTGACCCTGAAGAAGAAAAATTTATTGTATGTTCAGCAGGTCAGATCACAGACTTGTTAAATGTTACACAAGTTACATCTTCTGATTTTGCTACAGTAAAAGCATTAGCACAAGGCGAAATCGATACTTATCTAGGATTCAAATTTATCCGTTCACAAAGATTAGGAACAGATAGTGATGGAAACAGACAGGTATTAGCATTTTGTAAATCAGCAATAGGACTTGCAGTTGGAGCAGATATTTCAACTAAAATTTCTGAAAGAGCTGATAAAAATTACGCAACGCAAGTATTTCTATCTATGACAATCGGTGCTACTCGTATCGAAGAAGAAAAATTAGTAGAAATTGCCTGTACGGAATAAAATTTAAAACAAGGAGGACATTAACATGGCCGTAACAACACAAAAAAGCACAGAGTACACAAATAGAACTGCTACTCCTCTAGTAACAGCAAATGCTGTAGCTGATAAAGGTAAATTAAGAACTTTACAGTTTACACATAACCAAAGTGGTACTGGAGATGCTGGTTCAACTGTTACCCTTGGGAAACTCCCTGCAGGTAGAGTTAAACTATTAGGTGGCCTTTCAAGATTTTATTGTAACTGGACAGCTAGTTCACAAACAATGGATATTGGATGGGCAGCTTACGAAGATCTTGATGGAACAGCAGTAACTGCTGACCCAGATGGTCTAGTAGATGGTTTAGACGTTGATACAGTAGGTTACTTTACAATGGAAGGAAACACTGCAGCAGGTAAACTGCTTGGTGGAAACTACATTTTTGAAAGTAAAGGTGGAGTCGAAATTGTAGCAAAAGCTATCGGTGCTTTAGCAGACGATGACGATTTAGTCGGTGTAATTACTTACATCGTAGACTAATACGACAACAAGGGGGGTAGTTTCGGCTACCCTCTAAAGGATAAAAATGGCAACTGAAGTTTCAATATGTTCAAACGCACTTAGAAAATTAGGAGATGACCCTATTACATCCCTTACTGATGATACAGAAAGAGCAAGACTTTGTAATAGTTTTTATGAATCATCAAGAGATTCTTGTTTAAGATCACACCCTTGGAATTTTGCAATAACTAGAGCAACCCTTGCACAATTGTCAACAACACCAGCTTATGGTTTTGCATATCAATATGCATTGCCTACAGATCCATATTGTTTAAGGGTCTTGGAAATGGAATACCAAGACTACATATTTAAAATAGAAAATTTAGCAACTGAAGGTAGGGTTTTATTAACAGACGAAAGCACAGCAAAAATACTTTACATTGCTAGAATAACTGATACAACATTATTTGATTCTTTATTTGTAGACTTACTAACAGCTAAACTTGCAACAAACTTAGCTTATGCAATAACTGGAAGTCTAAAAGTACAGGAACAAATGTATTTACTTTATACAAAAAAACTTTCTGAAGCACGAAGTGTTGATGGACAAGAAGGGTTTATTGATGACCTTGTTTCAGATACATTTACAGATTTTAGAAAAGGTTTTTAATGGCTAGAGTACACCCTATACAAACTAATTTTACTCGTGGTGAAATAAGTCCACGACTTATTGGACAAGTTGATTTGTCAGCTTATAAAAATTCTGTAGAAACTTTAGAAAATATGACTGTATTTCCACAAGGTGGAACTACAAGAAGAGGTGGCACTAGGTTTGTAACAGAAGTAAAAGATTCTTCGGCAATAACAAGATTAATACCTTTTGAATTTAATGTAGAACAAGCATATGTTTTAGAATTTGGTGAACAATATATAAGATTTTATAAAGACAATGGACAAATAGTAGAAGCTGATAAAACTATTACAGCTATTACAAAAGCAAATCCAGCAGTAGTAACAGCAAGTTCACATGGATATGTTAATGGTGATCATGTTTGGATCAATAATGTTGTTGGTATGACAGAAGTAAACGGAAGAAGATATACTGTTGCAAATAAAACAACTAACACATTTGAATTATCTGGTGTAGATTCTAGTAATTATACAACGTATAGTTCAAATGGTGATGCACAAAAAGTTTATGAAATTGCAACACCATATACTGCAGCACAAGTTTTTGATCTAAAATTTGCACAATCAGCAGATGTAATGTATATAGTGCATCCAGAACATGAACCAGAAAAATTATCAAGAACTGGGCATACATCATGGACACTTGCAGATGTAGATTTTGGTGCAACTGGTCCTTATTTAGATGTAAATACAACTACAACAACATTGACACCAGCATCGTCTGGAACTGGCACAGGTGTAAATATAACTGCATCAGCAACAACAGGTATTAATGATGGAGATGGTTTTCAAACTACAGATGTTGGACGAATTTTAAAATTTAATAGTGGTGAAGCTAAAATTACAGCAAGAACTAATACAACAGTTGTTGTTTGTACTATAACAAAAGCATTTGCAAATACAGATGCAACAGTAGGATGGCAGCTTGGTGCATTTTCAAATACAACTAAATTTCCATCTACTGTTACATTTTATGAACAAAGACTTTTTTATGCTGGAACAACATCGCAACCACAAACTATTTTTGCATCACAATCTGGTTTGTTTGATAATTTTGACGTAAGCGATTCAAGTGCAGCAGATGCTTTTATATATACTATTGCAACAAATAAAGTAAATGTTATTAGATTTTTATCACCAGCTAAAGATTTAATTGTAGGAACAGCAGGTGGTGAATTTAAAGTTGGACGACCTTTAGGAGAACCATTAAAACCAGATAATGTAAACATTACACAACAAACAACTTATGGATCACATACAACTGAACCTATACAAATAGGTGGTGATGTATTATTTGTGCAAAAACAAAGAAAGAAAATAAGATCATTCGAATTTAGGTTTGCAGATGATACATACATTTCACCAGATTTAACATTACTTGCTGAACACATAACAGATACAGGAATTGTAGATGTAACTTGGGCACAAGAACCAGACCAAATATATTGGGCAGTAAGAGATGATGGAACATTATTAGGTATGACTTATTTAAAAGAACAAGAAGTATTAGGTTGGCATAAACATATTATAGGTGGTAAAGCAGTAAACTGCACAATTACACTTACAGATTATGCAAACATACAATCTGGTACTAAACTTACATTTACAAAACGAGATGGTACAGAAGTTACATTTACATCTACTACAGGCACAGCAGGTACAAATGAATTCCAAACAGCAAGTAACAATAATACTTCTGCTACTAATTTAAAAAATACAATAAATGGTCACGCAGATTTTACAGCTACAGTAGCTTCTAATGTTGTAACTGTGTCAGAAACAACACCAGAATCTACTGGCTATTTAACTGTAACAAGTCAAGATGTTATTAGATTAGCTAAAGTAAACGAAAGTCAAGCAAAAGTAAAATCAGTAACTTCAATATCTGAAGCAACAGAACATCAAGTATGGGTAATTGTAGAAAGAATTATTAATGGTTCAACAGTAAAATACGTTGAATATCTTGACAGTACATTAAATCAAGATTCTGGACTAGCAGGAACAGTAACAGGATCTAGCACTAAAGTCACAAGTCTTGATCATTTAGAAGGTGAAACAGTACAAGTTTTAATAGATGATGCTGTATATCCAAAACAAAAAGTTACAAATGGAGCAGTAACAGTTAGTTTGCCAAGCACGTTTGCAACTAAAACAATAGAAGTAGGATTAGGTTACAATTCAAAATTAAAAACACTTAGTTTAGAAGCAGGTTCACAAGCTGGGTCTGCACAAGGCAGAAAAAAAAGGTATAATGAAATTGTAGTAAGATTATTAAATACAATTGGAGTATCAATAAATGATGACCAATTACCTTTTAGAACTTCAGCAGATGAAATGGTCTAATCCTGT